GCCACAGGAAGCAAAAGAGGTATTTGACCCAAAATACTAGCAGTCTTAGAAACTCTCATTGCTATACCTGATATTGAACCAAGCTTTGCTTTCTTAAGCTCCAAAGAACCTGCTGATTGTAAGACTACATTTCCAGTAGTCGTAATATTCTTCATACGCACCCAAACTGCATACTGACACGTTGAATCTCCAGAGCCAGCAACGAGAGGATCATAAGCCATTAAATATAATTTAAAAACTGGTCTGGAATAAACAGACGCATAATTTACAAGGGAATAATTAGAAACTGATATATATGGTACTTCAAAAGTAATACTGGTCTGTGTTGCAAGATCAAAATCATAATGAGAACCGCTAGTAGCAAGAGTTAAGTTACCAACATGTGAATTACACATCTTTGTAACAGAAACACTTGTGCTTGAGCCTCCCATATATACAATACGCATAAAATAACGACCCTGCATAAAACGAGTGGCATTAACTTTAAGCGTAAACTCAAAATCTCCTCTATAAGCTAAAATACCATTTAACTTATTAGCATTTTTCACATGCAACATATATTCTGATGGAAACGTCCAAGTTTGTAAGGGCGTTCCCACAGTATCAGAAGTTGATAAAGAACCAGCATAAAAAAGAGTAGGTTTTTCAAGAAAACCTTTGAGGGTATCAGTACCTTCAACATGGACACTTTTGTAGATATCGCTGATCAAATTTGTCGGTGCAATATCTCCTTCTTGTTGCTGAGTTTCATCAATAAATTCGGTTGTAACATCTTTAGTCACGATAATCTCAGGATTATCAAATTTTGTTTGTTTTGTTTCGCTGAGTGTGGTCGTTCAGTGCGACTTCAACTCATAGATCGCACTATAGTGGGTTGCTCTAGATTTCGCGGGAACGCCGCATGGCATCTTAAGCAGTAAGACTAAATAGTCAACCATTTCAGGAGAGCGAACTGTTATCTGATTGTGACCCACAATTGTCTTCAGAATACAGGCAAGCAATACCTCCTCACCATTTATGGCATGGAAACTCCCTGGTTTGTAAAACCAAGAAACTACCAACTTTCGCATGGATGCGTACAATTTAAACTCGAGTAAAGAGGTGACGAGTAAAAATTTTACTCATCTGTTTCAAAAAGTGGATCACTTCCATAAGAAGCCATAAGAGCAGCTTTGCGATTTGCAAATTTACACTTCCAACCATAATTCCTATACATATCCTCCCATTTAGGCACAAGACGCTGCCATTCAGCATCATCATGATATGAAAGATATCTAACTGCAGTGTCTACGTTCTTCAAAGCTTGTTCAACTGATGGAGTAAGTTCTTTACCTTCTGCCTTTGTCCAGAGAGGCAATTCTTCAATAACTTCAATTCTCAAAGGCGCAATATACTTACCCAAGAGAGGCTCAAAACGTGTAAAACGCTTCAGAAGAGTTGTCTTGAAGAAAGGTCGGAAATCAGAATTAAGACCAGTCTTCTCATCATTTGTG